CTGTGGTGCATAGAATAGTTTTCTACACTCTGCTCCATATGGTGTCTTGACACTAGGTACCTGACCGATATTAGGGTGGGAATGAGAGCATCTACTAGAGATTGAGCCCATTGTATTAACTGATCCGTGAATTTTGCCGTCCTTCTCGTGATGTAGCCAAGCATGTTTACCCTCTGATAATTGAGCTATCAATTTATTTACAACAAATGCCTCTGCCATTAGTTTAGCTTCAGGATAAGGTAGCTTTGAAAGTATTCTCTCGTCCACCTTTGGCTCATTGGTTGGTGTGAAGTCTCGTGGTTTCCAGCCACGTAACTCAGTAAGTCTCTTAGCTATGTGTTTACGTGAGTTAGGATTGAAGTCCACAATTTTTACTTTGTTATAGGTACCATTCTTACGTGCACCTTCATCCACAATCCATGAACCAAAGACTTTCTTTAGCTCACTCTGCAACTTCTCTCTCTTGTCAGCTAGTTCTGCATACAACTTAGAAGCACCTTCAACATCAAACGGAAACCCATTCTCAGTTTGCTTCAAGCAGATCATGTGTATATCGTGTTCCAGTTGTACTGCATTCTCTGGAAACTTAGCTTCCAATAACTTACAGTACAGCTTATAGTTTAGTTGCACATCGTTCTCACAGTACTCAACCATTTCTAAACTGAACTCTTCAAAATCTGTGAAGTCTCCTTTATTTAGGTGCAATCTCTGACCCCATGACTTAAGTGAGTGTCTACCATACTGGTCTTTATCAATGGAACCTTTATCAAAATCCCTCTTAGCTCTGTCAGGGTACACTAATCTAGACCAGACTAGTGTGTCACGTAAGAGCTGGTGTGGTTCTGGTTCCCATTTGAAAAACATTTTTAAGGCTGGAAGGTCAAACCCTAAAATGTTGTGTCCTAAAATAGTGTCATATTTTTTTAGGAAAAATAGTGCGTCTGGTACCTCTTCTCCTGTAAAGGACACCAACTTATCTTCTTCTATATCGTAGATAACTATACAGTGTATCTTAGTAAAAGAATCTAAGAGACCGTCAGTTTCTATATCAAATATACATGTTTTCATCATCATCCCCTGATATGTCTCGCACCATTGCGACTATTGACTCAAGACAGAGTTGACAGAATGTAACTGGCATGGCACCAAATGAACCCATGATTCCATCACCAACATATTGTGAACTCTGTCCACATATTGTGCAACTGTCTGTATGTCTCGACTCAAATATACTTTCTTTGTTTACTATGTTCATTAGAACACCGCACTGTCACCACTCCAACTAGCTTCTTCATCCGATTCATCAAAAGGAATCTCGTCTAGTGGAACTTCAGTTAGTCTCCCAGTTTTGTGATCGTAGTCCAACTCACAAGCAATGCCTGTTTCACCTGTCCATCTGTTTTTAAGTACTCTAACTGTGGTACGGTCAGGGTTATCGCCTTGCTGATCTCTCTCGCAACCGATAACAATATCAGATAGTTGTCCTATGGATGCAGAACCTCTGAGTTGAGCCATACTTGTCTGAGCTCCGTCCTCATGTCCTTTGTTACCTTGTGGTCTTTTAAGGTGTGATACGAGAATAAGCCCACAATTAACCTCTTCTACTAAACCTCTGAGCTTAGTCATTAGGTTATCAATGGTTCGCCTTTCGTCACCCTCTTCTATACCTGATACCACAATGGATAGGTGGTCTAATATAATGAAACTACACTCACAAGCTGTCACCATGTACCTAATCTTAGATAGTAGGTTGTCACTTGCTAGTGAACCCCAATGGTCATACATGTAGATGTTACCTGTATTCAAAGTACTATCAAAAGCATCCTTGAACTCTTCGTCTGTGACCTCTACTGTACCTAGATGGAGGGGTTTATTTAAGTGTAGACCCATGAAACCAAGACCTGTCCTCTTGTTGGACTCCTCTAGTGCAATGTATCCAATCTTCTGCTCTTGGTTCAGTACATGATTTGCAATTTCACGGCAGACTTGTGACTTACCAATACCTGCACCTGCTGTGATAGTGACAATCTCGCCACGTCTCATACCTAGAGTTTTCTTGTTGATACCTTCGTATGGGTAGTCACATGAAGACATTGAATCTTCTGCACTTACTATGTCCCACAGGTCTTTACCATTTACTATTCCATCTGGTCTGTATATTCTAGCTTGCCATATACAATCAACTAGTTCTTTTACTCTACCCTTCACTAGCATCTCGTTAGCATCTTTTAATGGTAGCTTTGCTATCTTAGCTTTACCCGGAGGTAACACCTGTGCACATTCACGGGCCGCTTTTGTACCTGCATCATCGCTATCAAAGCAGAATATAACCTCATCATACCCATCAAGTAACTCTATGCTACTACGGATAGCTTTTGGAGCTCCTGCGGCACCATTTGGTACTGAATAAACAGGCCACCTATTACCTTGTGACTGTGAGACTGATAGTGCATCAATTTCACCTTCACATATAATAGCTTTTTTACCTTTACCTGACCAGAGGTGTTGACCGTATAGACCAGCCACTTTTATATCACCTTTAGTGTGAAAGTCTTTGTTACGAAACCGTATCTTCTGTGCTACTCGTGTTCCACTTGCATCTTTGTAGTTAGCTATCTGCACTGGTTGTCCTGCAACCTCGCCTATACAGTAATCCCACTTTCTACATGTCTCCAATGAAATACCACGTGCACTTAAGCTAGTAGCTTCACCCTCAACAAAATCCATATTTTTATCCCCCCTTTGTACTACTACTTTATGTTCGCCTCCGCTTCGTTCTCTGTAATTACAACCGAAGCAATAAGCATGTCCATCATCATAACGAGCTAGATTGTCTCTAGAGTTACAACTTGGACAAGGTTCGTGCTGTATAAACTCACTGTCCTCATGACTGTGTTCCATGACTTCTCCAAATCTTCTCACCGTCTTTACTGACCACACTAATGTTGTCAATGTATGAGTAACCTGTCTTTTTGAGAAAGTCAAATATGTTGTCTAACACAGGTTGCAGTGTCTCACCTTCAAATGAGGTCTCAACTATGTTTTCTACAAACGAGCTCTTATCTGACACACCATTTACAGACTTAAATGCTAGTGTGTAATACTCTCTTAATTCATCTTCATCCATTCATCCCCTTAATTTGTGTTTGAGTAGGCCACAGTTCTCTGAGTTAGCTTTCCACCACTCCTTCACATTGAATGATGGGTTTTCTGTCTTACTCAGGTCTCTATGACCCACAACTGTTGCATTAGGATACATGTAAGTGAGAGTCAATACTAACGTAAATAAAGACTCAATCTGTGGTTTTCCGTAGTCTGGTGCGACTACACCTCTAGTATTTAGACCTCCAGCAAGGCACACGCTAACAGAGTCAGCATTGTGTTCTTTAGTGTGTGCTCCTACTTCATTCAGGTTTCTTCCTACCTCAATTAGACCATCTCGTCTTATGAAGAAGTGGTATCCAACCTTTAACCGTCCAGCTATACGGTGCCACTCATCAACGTCTCTAATGGTTATGTCCGAATTAGGTTTCGTTTCAGTTGAGTCGATTACTATTAGGTTAGTTATTTTTCTTCTTGACATCTTTAGTCCATTCATGAGGTACGATCTCTTCCGAATATTGGAATCCGTGTTTATCGCACCAGTTAGCGCATGTTAAATTAGAACGTTGAATACGACTGTTCACATTAGAAAATACAAACCGTATGTCTAGTTCTGGATGTTGCTCTTTAATTGACCTGTGCATCCTCTGTTCTTTATACCTGAAGTAACCTTTTGCTTCAATTATAACTCCATTGGGTAACACAAAGTCAGGTTTATAAGTACCTGAGACGAAATAAGCAACAGACATCTGTTCATACTCAAACTTGCAATCACGCTTTGTTAAGTTGTCAGCTATCCGTTGCTCAAGACCCGATCTAAAAGTCACCGGATTTTTCATCATCAGTTTCAAAGGCTTGGCCTTCTTCCACTTTAACAGGAGAAGGTGTTTCTTGTACTACTTCGTACTCTTCATCCACATCAAACACATCTTCAGCGTTTCCACTTGCGATGTACTCTACCAGCTTAAGTACCTGTACCATACGTAACCTGAGCTGTACACCTAGTGAGGTGCCATGCTCGTATGGTGCAATCTCATAAGCTACTCTACCTATACTACCATTACCTACTTTAACGGTGGTTGCAATAGGCTCATTTTTTGGTCCTACTACAATAGGTCTTTGTGTGAATGTCTCTCCACTACGAGAGTTAGTGCCTGATGCCTTAAGTTTGAAGTGGAACTCAGTTCCTTCCTCCATACCTTCGTCATCAAGAGTCACTTTGTAAGGCAAAAACTCCTGCCATTTTTTTGCAGATTTTTGTTGGCACTTAGTCTTCCACTCTGCATGAGCTGTGTCAACAAGTTTCTGCATATCTTCTGCTTCAGTACCTGTCAACAGCACCTTAATATGATATTGCCCCTCTACTTTATATGTAGTGTCAGCAGTCATAATGTGAGGCCAACGGAACTCTCCTTTCGGAGTAACTGGGTACTTTCCTGCCATATTTTCCTTTCGTGTGTGTTACTGATTGTGTTGAACCTATAATGTCCACATTTAAGAAAAGAAGTACTTAGATTGTAAGACACCCATAATATCAAGGTCTCCACGTTCAGGTGGTTCCTCAAGTTCTGGAATTACGTCTATAACCTCATCATAGAAATTAGTAAGTACATCTGTTTCTGAATACATCTCCACAAACGATTCTCGTATTGAGTCTGCCATTCGTGGAACAAAATGTGCATGTACTCCATATGAGTCGTGCACTACTGAGAAATCCTTTATTCCACTCTTTATACACCTGTTAATAGTTAGTGTGAGTGCTGTTGCATCCATACTATGTACAAAGTTTGGTGACACGCCATTGATTGATCTACGCCTGTCCAGATTCTCGGTTTCCTCCTGTATAGAAGGTTTAATCAACACATTATCGATGTGTGTTGTAATTCTTCGTGGTTTCATACTCTTATATATCTGCTGTACCACGAATCCTGATGGTGTCTCCCATATTATAGGTAAGTTCTTCTCTGACATCTTTCTACCTATGTCCTGAAGCCACGACATAGCTTCACGTGACTTGATTACTACTTCACCTATAGCCTCCCACACATGTTTACCTAAGTACAGTGAGGCTTCATATGTGTGATCTCCAAATGGGTTGAATGTAGGGTTGGATATTATCCTGTCATTCATAGCCTCTTCAACATATGCCCTACAACTGAACCGTGTGCCACCATAGGGTACCACCATCACTGGTCTTTTAGTGATTTTACGGTCAATACCAAAGGATAACCACTCTTTTGAGTATGGTTCACCGTGTTTAGCTTCCTCTACCACTTTCTCATGTACCACATCTGCTACTAACTGGTAAATATCTTGTGGTACCTCCTCTGGTGTTAGATTTGTGGCTATTCCACCAATGGGGTCTCTGAGCATAGCTGAGAAATGTTGTAGCCCATTGTTTGACCCATCTAAACAAACAGGTAATCTTGACATGAACCCATAACCTTCTTCACTAAACCTTGCCCACTCAAAACACCATGCTAAGAACGTCCAAGGCTCATCTGCCTTAGTCCACCACCTGAAATTAAGTGGTTCTCTAGCTGATTGCCTAATGTTATCAGTGTTTTGCATGACCCAAGCTACTCTGTCAGTGAATGACACCTTGTCGTACCCGAATGAATTAGCCCCATGTACACCAAAGTAATCTCTTTGT